TTTCCGTGTATGGAATACGAATCAGGGAGATTTAGGAAGGAGAGTAACATGGCGGATATCAAATGGATTAAGATCACGACAGATATCTTCGACGATGAGAAGATTCTGTTGATTGAGAGCCTGCCGGAGGCGGACTCGATTATTGTGATCTGGTTTAAGCTCCTGTGCCTTGCCGGGAAGATGAATAACAGCGGTGTGTTCCTGCTGAGTGATAAAATCGCCTACACAGACAAAATGCTGGCAACCATCTTCCGGCGGAAGGAGTCTACGGTGCAGCTGGCACTTAAGACCTTCGAGCAGTTTGGCATGATTGAGATTCTGGACGGTGTGATTACCATCCCGAACTGGGGAAAGCATCAGAACCTGGAGCAGCTGGAGGCCCGGAAGAAGTACCAGAGAGAATACCAGCGGGACTACCGCAGAAAACAGAAGCTTCTGCTGACTGGTGAGCAGGAAGAAAATACAGAGGAAAGTTCATGTGAAGATTCACGTAAACATTTACATAAATATTTACATGAATCCAACGTTAACAGCCTAGATAAAGAGAAAGATAAAGAAGAAGATAAAGATAAGAATAAAGAGAGTAAAGAGAAAGTAACCTGCGAGCAGGTTGTGGACCTTTACCGGTCCATCTGCGTTTCTTATCCCAAGGTTATTTCTCTTTCCGAAGCCAGAAAACGAGCGATCCGGGCACGGCTGAAAATGTACAGCATGGATGACTTCCGGATGCTGT